TAGATACGGCTTTTCTTCGTTCAATTTCTTGATAGCGTCAGTGTACTTAGAGAGCGCGTTATTCCCTAGCTCCGTAGCCCTGGCTCTCTTCTTAATGTTCTCAATTGCCGTATCTGCCTTATCTGCCTTCACTTTATCGGGAAACTTTTCAATCGGATTCACCATATCCTCATACGCATTCTGTATTTTGAATAGCTGATTCAGATATGCTTCCTCTGTTAGATACGGCTTTTCTTCGTTCAATTTCTTGATAGCGTCAGTGTACTTAGAGAGCGCGTTATTCCCTAGCTCCGTAGCCCTGGCTCTCTTCTTAATGTTCTCAATTGCCGTATCTGCCTTATCTGCCAGTCTGTCTTCATTCCTCATCTCCGCATTCATGCGAGCAGCGACACTATCAGCAACTTCCTGTTCAATCTCTTGACGTGCGCCGATAGCTTTATTGCCACGTATTATCATCGCTTCAGTACCTAGAAACTCCTTATCCTCTTCATCTCTAATCTTCTTAAACTTCTTAAATCGTTTCTCATAGAGAGATGTTGCGGCTTCAAGATTTATTCCTGCGGGAACAGACACCTTCCCGTTTTTAGTAAGTTGATCCTTCAGGACTCTACGTCTAGCCCTCTCCATTTTTTTGTAAGCTGCGATTACTTTTCTCGGAGCATCTTCAATATCTTCTGGAACAATTATTGGTGCGTCCAATTTCGCCAATTGACTTTTAATTGTCCCTTCAGCGCCTATAATCTCGTTTAATGCTCTAACTATATCATTAAGGTTTTTAATAGCAGGTAGATTGAATTCCAATAACTTATCACCAAGCCTCTCACCAAGAAGATTAATATTAGTACGGAGCCTTTCTATTGCAGCACTAGCAGTATCAGCCGCCGATTCAGCTCCACCCGCGAAATGCTCCTGCATCGCTGCTGAGAATCTAGGTAAAAAGTCTTCTGTAATTACCTCGCCAGTCTCAAGCATCTTGCTTAACTCGGCAGTAGTTACTCCCATTGCATCAGAAGCTATCTTGAATGCTCCAGGAAGCCGCTCGCCAAGCTGTCCTCGCAGCTCTTCAGCAGACACCTTGCCCTTACTGATCATCTGGGTTAGCGCTCTCATAACGCCGTCTGTATCAGCCGCTGAGAGACGTAGAGTTGCTGCTGCACTAGATACGGCTAAAAATGCTTTACGTGTCTCCTCTCCTTGTAGGGCTGTCCCTTTGGTAGCAGCAGATAGTTTGGCAAATCCACTGACTGAGGCTTCAAGGTTGATACCTAGTTTTCTCGTGGTGGAGATCACGAATGCTGAGTTTGACGTAAAATCAGTCAAGCCATCGGAAGCGAACTTCAGCGTCTGGAACATTGCCTCGAACTTGATAGCAGTACGTACACTAAAGATAATCAATCTACGCAAACCATCAGCCATAGCAACGGCGGCGGCTATAAATCCGACCATCCCTAGGCCAGTTTGATTAATTGCTGTGCCTAAAGAGCGAATACGTCCAGCGATAGGGCCGAGCGGCCCCTGATAGGCCGCCATTACGGATGACATCTTAGTGAAGATAGTTTGGTTCTTGCGAACAGTCTTCCCTAGCTTCTCTTGACCTTTAACAGCTGTTTTGAGAGCCTTGTTTTTATCTGCAAGAGCTTTCCGTAAATCAACAGCAGAAGTCCGTCCAGCAACCATTGAGTCCTTGAAGGCACCCATCGACCTACGAGCTTGTTTCGCAGTATTAACAGATGTTTTGAGAGCCTTGTTTTTGTCTGCAAGAGCTTTCCGTAAATCAGCAGCAGAAATCCGTCCAGTAGCCATTGAGTCCTTGAAGGCATCCATCGACCTACGAGCTTGTTTCGCAGTAACGTCAGACCTGTTTAACTCATTAGATAGCTTGTTATAAGCAGCGATTACATGAGTAGCAGACTTCTTCCCTCCCTCACCAATTCTTCGCGCAGATGCAGCGAATGTGAACGCCTGTCGCCTTGCACTGGCAATTGCGGTCTCAGCATTCTTGAATGGCTTATCGATGCCTTCACCGATAGACTTTTTACCAACTGCCTCTATCTTTTTAACACCAGACAGAAGTTTATTGAGATTGCTGAGAGCCTTCCCAATCTCAATCTCTACATCAATACCGACTTCAGTTGCCACAATAGTCTCCTACTTATCTGAAGACTCTGCCTTCAACTGAAAATATGCCGCCCACTCGTTTAATTCACTGATTGACCACTGTTCAATCTCACTGGTGGACTTGTGTAAGTGTTCAGCCAACTGCAAAACAAAATATCGTCCTGAGTCGGCCTTTAGTTTCCCAAGTGATCATCTATGTCATCTGACTCAGTGATCTTTCCAGCTACTTTTGCAAGTATATAAGGATCTACCTTATTCATCAAGGCGAACTTGTCGCCCATGGTAAATAGCTTGTCGCCTTCGCTATCCAGAGCTTTAAGAATGAGTGTATAGGCTAACATTTCGATATTGTCATCCTTTGCCATCGCATAGAGCTTCTTTTGCTCTGCCAATGTGAAAGGCTTATAGTAAACCTTCAAAGGATTCTCATCATCCCCCCACTCTGGAACATCAATAGAATTGATCTCCTTTGCGGAAAAATGGGCCGTCATGTTATCCAATACACTCATTCAATTCTCCTAATTAAGCCGCTACAACAAATGCAAGTTCACCAGATCCCTGGAAGGAAACTGTAGCTTCAACAACTCCATCATGAGCTGAAGAAATAGATACTCCAGTAATAATCACTGTACCAGAAACCTGACCATCAGTGGTGCTGTCGTCAAGAACAGCTACCAACGTACCCGAAACACCTTCCCAGTTCAGGGAGGCATCATCTATTTGAGCAAATCCAAAACCTGCGTCTGCTGTATCATAATAAATATCAGCAGAACCACTCCATGAAGTAGATCCAGCAGCATAAGTTAATGCTGGAGCTGGAGTATTCATTGTTGGAAATGTCGTTTGATATGTTTCAGCAGACATATCAATTGAAAAACTGCGAAGCTCTCCAGCCGCGCCCGATGCAAAAGTGATTGACCCTTCGCTACCTTGAATCTGTGCCATCTTATTTCTCCGTAATTACAAACTTGATAACCTATGGTAAGGCACAGAAACATTCATCTGATACCAACCGTTACTAATGCCAACCCTTGTGGTAGTCGGCAACTTAAAGTTAATCCCGCTTTGCACCGCATTACGGAAAATACCAGACAGTGTATCAGCGTACCCTCTGGCTGTTGCTGATCCGGTATGTTCTGGTGTGAAGATCTGAATCACCAATAAACCAATTTGATTATATTTGGTCATCGTTGAGGACTGATCTTCTCCAGACAGGATAGTCAAACTAATCCAAGACGTTCCTGCCACTGGCGTATAGTCTACACCATCCCACGCTATATCTGTAGTAACCCAATTGTTACTCAATAGAGTTTCTATCGTCTGTCTGTCAGCTTCAAGACCCATGCTTGGCCCTTATTTCCGCTACAGACAATGCAACAAATTGTCTTGGTGCTTGAGTTGCTGTACCTTGCTCAAGATACTCAATATAATTCACACCATTACTAATATGAATTGATTTCATATTAGACGGTATCTTTTTCGTGTTCTGTAACTTATTTACAATCTGTGGAGGACTTTTCTTAGACCCTCTCGTTTTAAAGTTCGCAGCATAACCAATATTCCAATTGCTAGACGAAAAGCCTGTATCTACAGGATTACGTGTCACAATACGGCGAAACAAATCATTCGCAATATCTTTGATCTGAGCGTGAGCATCCCTCTTTATACTCTCGTTGATCTTTTTGATTGATGTGGTGAACTTAATCATCGTAACTGCAAATACCAAAGTGACTGAGATACGTCCTGCTGAAAATCAACAATACTATACTCTACAGAATTGTAAACAACTGTATCATCTTTTGAAGGAGTTGGGGTTAATTCATCCACGAGAAGCATTGCTTTTAAATCAGTTGCAAGAATATGGTCAGCTATATCTTCCTGATCATACTTTGTAATTAAAGCCTTTACTGAATAGTCCGTGGCAGTCTGAGTTACCGCCCCAGTAGACGTGTTGTATGTCGCTGAACTCTGATCCTTATAGGTGATAGACTGCCATAAGGATACCGTTGCATCCTTGGCTGTCTGTACCGCTGACTGGACAGTAGTTAAAAGACTCATCGTATTACTCTAGCAACCCCAATACCGCCACGTCCCGTAGATAATGCGCCCCAATGACCAATCATCTCACGGACGATCTCTGGCAACACATCCAGTCTATCTCCTGCATTGAACTTAACATTTATCTTGTCAGCCTTAATCGCACCAATCCCCTTGCCTTCTGAAGCAGCAGTCAGATCAGAGCTAATTAAATGTCGAGCGAATTCAGCAGTAGCGTTAGTAATGTCTGTCGGGATTTCAGTTGTCGCTACCGAGTATCCGTCCTTATCACGTACAGAAGATCTGGGCCAACGTAAAGCCTGTGCTTCTGTATGCTTGTCTCCAATCCAAGAAAGCCTTTCATCAAGAATGCGAGTCGCCATCTTGAGTGCTTTCTCTTTATCATCAGTCGATGCTCCAGTCCATGCTGTAGCGTACAAGTGGTTAGAATGATAGGTATCTGAAGCAGCTACAGTGATATAGCTGTCACTGGAAGCTCCACCTATAGTTGCGTCAAGGGACATCTATTTGCGCTCCAATTCAATCCACCCATCTTTTAACTTCTCGTCTATGTCGTCAGCGCTAACTTTCATAGTCTGACTACCACGTTTCATTGTGATAACTGACTTACGCGCCTTCACGGAAGACTTCATGGTTGGTAGCTCTTCAATCTCTTCTTCGTCTATATGGAGGCTTCCACTGCTCATTTCTGCACAACCCAATCACCCAGCTTGAAGTTCTCAACCTCATCAGGATGTACATCCGCACTCAACTCGCCTTTAACCATGCGAACGAGCTTTGATTTTACCACTGCCTTCTTTTTGGCAGTAGGTTTGCTTTCTACAACTGGTTTTTCAATTCCCAACATAACAATTCCTTAAAAAACCCCCTCCGAAGAGGGGGAAATGCACCGAAGGATTTAGCCAATTAACAGACTGATTGCATCGCTATTCCAGACTTTCGCCTTATACAGAACAGTAATATCAATCATTGCTTTGTTGTAGCCTTTGTAGAAGCTGATCTGATAAACCAGACCGGAGAACGGATCTTCAACTGTCATAACGTCAACAGCAGCGTCACCACCAGCAGGTTTAGCCAAAGGACGCATAGCAAGCTCAACACCAGACTGGTGAAGCATGACATTTGCCGCGAAGCTGTTGCCAACAGTGATAGCCTCATCATCTACAGCCGCCTGACGCAGACCAGTATCACCAATCACAAAGGAACCGCCACTCAACGCAGTATTAACAACGTACTTGTTAGTGGTATCAGCATTGAAAGTGACGATATCACCAGCCAAAATTGTGCCAGAACCTGTATCAGTAGCAATAGTGGTATCACCAATCGCACTTGAAGCGTCATTAACGATGTAGCTAGCACCAGTACCCTTGGTATGAGATACAACCTGACCTGACTCCTTGACCATTGCGCCCTGAAGATCCAGCAAAGTACCCTGACGAAGTAGACTGTCATTGCCGGACTCATTAGCCTTCTGGAGAACTGCCAAGTTCCGCAAGTTTGTACCCGCGTTACTGTTCAGGATCAATGAGAGGCGATTGTCGTCTACAGGAATACCGTTATCAAAGATGATCTGACGTGCTTCAGCCACAGTGTCATGGTTGGAGCTGAAAGGAGTAGTACCAGCAGTACCGACAGCTCGTGATGCACCCTGATAAGCAATAGTAGCAATGTGAGACTCGATGGAGTTAGTGATCCCCTTCATCGCTTGCTTGATCTGATCACCATAAACAGTCTCAAAACCAGAACCGTTATTGACGTGCTTAATGTCTTCACCAGTCCAAGGGATACGAACACTGGCGATCTGGTCCAGAGCCATAGTCTTGGTAGTGACAGTCTGATCATCACCTTCAGGGATGGTCATAGATGGAGTCGCTGAAGTGTTAACAGTTGCTGCTGGAGTCACGAAAGAGCGAACTGTATCGCCCTGAGCTGCTTCCTCTGAACCAGAGTTGATCGTTACTGAAGGGATGAAGCCTACTGCCTCACGGCCCACCTGGTCAGCAGCGATCATGATGTCATTCGCCAGATTAGTTAGTACGTTAGCCATTCTAATATTCCTTTTAATTAAAGTTCGGGTAAAAACCCCGTTAAAACAAAATTGGGTTCCACCGGAACTAAAATCAAAAGGCCAACGCTGTTAACCTGTTTCTTAAATCATATCTGCATGAGTATAATTGTCAACTATTATTTCCCCTTTCCCTACTCTACTTGGTAAAAATAGAATTCTACCTAGTAAAAATAGAATTCTACTCGGTAAAAATAGAATTCTACCTAGTAAAAATAGAATTCTACCTAGTAAAAATAGAATTCTACTTGGTAAAAATAGAACTCTACTCGGTAGAAAAAGGGGACTTTAGAGTATTATGAGTCAACCACCTTGCCGCCCTTCTTAGCGAACGACATTCTAGCAACTGCACCCATCGCATCAAACTCTGCACGAGTAATTGAGTTAGCGCCGCCACCAGAGGTTTCATCAGGAGTGTTGCTCCCACTTGATTTAGCGAAAAGATGGGGGGCCGTCTTACTTAGATCCTTCACCCAATCAGCAATACTCAACGGGGTAACTCCATCCACTCCGTACATCACATTACCATCCCGATCTGACGGAATAGCCTTATCTTCACTGAGGGTGAACGTATTACGAACACGATACATGACATCTTCGATTGCCGAAGCCGCTACTCCAGCCGCTACAGCCGCGTCCTTTGCCGCCCCATCAATAATCAACCCTTCCAGCCGCCCATGTAATGAATTGTTCTTGCCTGTCAGGTCATCAATCTGTTTATCATACTCACCCTTCATGGAGGATACTCGGTTCTCGACCAGTTCATCCACCTTTCCAGAGTCCAATAACTTCTTGTCCTTAATATTCTGTGACTCTTCTTTAAGAGCCTCATACTCATCCAAATCAACTCCATCGAACTTCTTAAAGCCCTCCAAGTCCTTCATCAGTTTTACATTGTTCTGACGGAACTCGTTAAGTTTCTCTTTGGATGTTGCCCCTTCCACCTGAAGCTGAAAACCTCCAGACTCTACTTCAGAATAAAGAGCGCGATGTTCCTCTGGAACTGAATCAATATCACTGACATTGAATTGTAATGACATAGGTTATTTCTCCTGTGTTGTTGTTGAATCTGTGTTTAGACGACTCATCTCGTCTTCCACTGTAACATCAGGTGGAAGTTTCTCGCCTTGTTCCATATTATATAAAAAAGTGTCCATCGAAATCATATCAGCTTGATAAGCCTCGATAAGAGCCTTAATGTCACTGTGACCGAGTGGAGTACGCATGTAATCACGACTCAGCTCAACAGTAATTACGTCCTTAGAGATAGCCGGTTCATTCTGCCATGTGAGACTAATACTCAACGCCCGACTAACACCGTATTCCGCAACCCTGGCGATATTAGACAAAATACCTGACTCATTATTCTGTCGAGTCTGCATAGTCTCTGCCGACTCACTTACACGACTGTCCTTCTCGAACAATCTTGCCGACAACGAACTCATCATTGACTCTTTATTCTTTAATGCGTTCTCCAAAGACCCTAAACCCTGCCCCTGAAACTCAAGAAAGCCAGCTCTCGACTGTGGATCTGGAAGAATCCATGCCGAAGTTGTACCAATATACAATTCCTGATCACTTTGACCCGAAACTCCTGACACCCAAGGGGTAGGTAGTGCTGTAAAGTGGCGACCATGCTCTAAATCCGCTGAACTGCGGTAGTGGGATAGGTTTACATCCACCAAGTCGAGTACAGGTGGCTTCTGTGGAGTACACGATATACCCGCTGTAGTCATTACGATTGCGGGAATGAAATCAAGGGGCTTACCTCTGACTACAGGAGTGTACGACTCAATTAAATCCCCCTCCTCATTATATACAGATACAGTGTACTCATTCTCAATCAATGCGAGAACCCGATAACGTGTCTCTTCAGTAAGGTCAAACTCATCCCTACCAGCAACAACCACAGTCTCCTTCAACACCATAACACCGTCAAACCAGTTAATCAGTGCCTCACTGGGATACTCTACAATCTTTGTGGTTCCCTTCCTGTCATCATAATCCACCAGTAATATATGTCTTCCAGCTATCAAAATGTTTCGCACAGTTGATTCAACCAACTGATCTACATTCTCAGGAAGCTCCGACGGAGGAATCGTCTCTCCAGAACTCTTGTATATCGGCTTCTTGTAAGTCACAACCCCAGTCAGTGCGGTTACAGTCCTACCAGTCGCTCCGTAAAACAAACTCCGATCTAAATACGCACTGTAATCTGTGTCTTCCTGCTTCTGAAGTCTCGGAAGGTATACAGCACCCGCCGACTTAATCGAATCACTGCCAGAGTAACAGTCGCGGCACCGCTTCACTTGTTTAGAATGAAGAGAGAATTCAGGGTGGAATGAATCTACTGGCATAATGGGTATTCCTGATTTAATTTAAAAGGATTCTATTCCTGTGGGATATTTTTAAGATAGTACACTATTGTTGTGAAAGTGTGAAGAATTTGGTATGTTTATTGGTGCGCCTAGGCTGATCCCCGAAAACCAGTGACCTAGACTGGCTGGCGTATTTTTATTTATCTAGGGACATTCTTTAGGAGAACTGTTATGTCACCAAAAAGCAATCCTGCTTACGCCGCAGGAACTATTCACCCTACCATGTACTATGGAGATGTGGAGGTACTGGACTACCAAAACACCACAAAGATTCATATACGGTTCGTTGAAACTGGATATGAGAAGTGGGTCGCCACTAAAGAATTGGGTAGTGGGTCAATCAGAGACAACACACTAGAAATCAGGACTAAGAAAAGAGGATCAAAACACGTACAGGTGGGAGATGTCTATACATCTAACAATTATGGTGACTTCAAGGTACTGGAATATAACGGGTTCAGAAAGGTGACAATCCAATTTATTACAACAGGAACAATCATTACTACAGTATCAACTCAAGTTGATGCAAGAGCTGTGGCGGACCCGTATCTACCAAAATATTACGGTGTCGGCTACCTCGGAGAAGGTCAGTACAACACAGACCACCCAGCTCACACTATATGGTCTAGCATGCTTTATAGATGCTCCTCTGGCAATGAACCAATCACCTATACAGGGGTGACTGTAGAGGACCACTGGCACAACTTCCAAAACTTCGCGAGATTCTATGACTTAAATTATGTGGATGGCTACCATCTTGATAAAGATCTGCTCGACCCTAGATCCAAGATTTATTCAAGGGCCACATGCTGTTTTATCCCACAAAGAATCAATGCGCTACTTACTGATCACAGAAATGACAGAGGAGACCACCCTACTGGAGTGCATCTTGAGAAAGGATCACAAAAGTTTATCGCTCAAATCAACAAGAATGATACAAGGGTCAACTTGGGAAGATATTGCACTCCAAAAGAAGCGAGGGCCGTATATTTGCGTGAAAAAGCAAAATACATCCGGCAGGTAGCTAAACAAGCCCTTACAACAGGACAAATACTGGATACTGTATATACCAACCTGATGCAGTGGGATTTGAGTAGAGACAATGACGGTAAATTGATTGACAATGACAGTAAAGTTACTGATAAGGATTAGATATGGAAATTAAACTTATGCCAAAGCAGTCGTACTGCTTAAACTCACCATCGGAGAGTATCTTGTATGGAGGTGCAAGAATGGGGGGTAAGAGCCACCTTCTCAGAGCAATGTCCATTATCTATGCGTCCAGTGTCCCAAAAATACAGGTCTGCCTACTTAGGAGATCCTACCAAGAACTCACCCAGAATCACCTCCAAGGTGTCGGGGGGTATCCAGACCTACTGGAAGACTTTATAGATAAAGGTCTCTGTACGATCAATTACAGTAAAATGAGGATCGACTTCAAGAACGGTAGTATGATTACACTCCGACACCTCCAGTACGAAAGTGATCTATCCTCAATACAAGGCTCCGCCTATCAACTTATACTTTTTGATGAGGCCGTTACCTTCTCCTGGCACATGTTCCAAACAGTCCGTGCCTGTCTTCGTCTTGGCCCACTAAAAGTCCCAAAAGACTTCCCCTACGTTGTCCCTAGAATTGTAGCTGCATCCAATCCAGGTGGTGCGCATGGTGACGCATGGAAAAAACACTTCGTAGATCATGGAGACAATATTATCTGGAGAGCGCCACCACACGAAGGAGGAATGTTGACGCAATATGTCCCAGCAAAACTCGAAGATAACTCAATTGCACTAGAAAACGATCCGAATTACCGCCAACGACTAATGGGTATGGGAGACCCTGCGATAGTGGAAGCCCATCTCAACGGTGACTGGTCAATAATCCAAGGAGGTGCCTTCTCCGACCTATGGTCACCCATCAGCCACGTCGTAGAACCCTTCCTGTTCTCTGGAATGAATACAGAACTATATGGCAACTTAGGCACCGTCAATAAAGAAGCCTTCTTCTTCTCTAAAGCATACGACTAC